ATTGCTTTCTATTTTTGATAAAGAATGAACATATTTTAAATCACTTATTTCAGCTAACCTAACTTTCATCACCCCCCCTAGTAATACTCGACTGGTCTTTGATATTTCGGCTCGTCATCCCAGTCATCCATTTCGGCTCTCACCCAACCGCCTTGCCTAAACCTTAGCAGAGCTTGTGTGGTGGAGTCCACTAAATCATCATGATCCCCAGAAGGAAATGATGCACACTCCTCAATCACTTCTTCCGCCCATCTTGTGGGAGGACACCATATTGAGCCACTTGCGAACAGGTCTGTTACTGCATTTACTCTCGCAATCTTATCCTGTCCACGCGAAGGTGTAAACTCTGTAACTGGAATACCCATAGATCTAAGCTCAAATATCAAGGGCGCACCAGAAGCTTTCTTCTCTACAATCATCTGATCAGGCTCAAACTCCATGTACTTGTCGTATGCTGCACGTTTCAGATCAGGGAACTCTAGCTTTTCTTTGAATGCATCAAGCAAGATTATGTTAGGTTGCCCTTCATTGTAGAACACACCCCATGTCGTACAGGCACTGTAGTCTGATCTTTGCGTTTTAAGAAACGCTGTATCCCAAGATTGTATGATAGCTTCACACTGAGGCGGCTTATCGCTTTCCCATTCTTGCCACCATTCTCGTTTGATGAGCGCACCTTCTTCAGCGGTGGGGTCTTGTTGATACTGGGCTGACCATTTCGATACAGGAAGCTCTGCCTTCAATGCATCTAGCTCTTCTTGAGACCAGAACTCAGGCCATAACGGTTTGCCTGATGGCATAATCGCAGGGAACTCTATCACCTCCCAGTCATCCATGCCCTGTCGATCTGACGTTGATTGTAGAATCTGCCCAGTCAAATCACGCTTAGACCATCTGGTCATCACAACGATGATCGCCCCTCCGGGCTGTAAACGCTGCCGTGGGCCTGATGTGTACCATTCGTAGACTCTGTCATAGACTTCAGGGTTAAACTGCCCTTGCTGGGCGTCCTGTTCGCTGTGAGGGTCATCTATGATCAAAAGATCCGCACCTTTACCAGTGACCGCACCGCCAACACCAATCGCAAAGTAATCACCGCGCTTGTTTGTGTTCCATCTTCCAGCAGCTTTCGAATCAGATGATAGGGTGATACTAGGAAACACTTTAGAAAAATCGTCAGACTGAATAAGGTTTCTCACCTTACGACCAAATCCCACAGCCAGTTCTGCTGTGTGTGCCGTTTGAATAACTTTCTTTTCAGGGTATTTACCCAAGAACCATGCTGGTAGCATGTAGGATGCAAACTCAGACTTGGTATGTCGGGGTGGCATGTTGATAATTAAACGCTTGAGTTCACCTCGTGCCACACGTTCAAAGGCTTCAGCCATATCTTTGTGGTGCCTACCAGAAATAAAACTAGGCCACATGAGTCTAACAAAGCTTATGAAGTCATCCTTGGCTTTCTTCTTGTTGTCAGCTTCTTCAAACTCAGACAGCAAGTCTAAGAGTTCTGCCTGTTGTTCTAAGGGCAGTTGTGAAATCTTATCTTTCATTGCAGCAAGGTTCTGCATTGTCTCTCCTTTGAAAGGTAGGTAGACAAAAAGGGTGGGGAATGTCTACCTACCAAGAGGCAAATAGGGAGAATTTCTGCCTCGCGTATATAGTATATATTATATTATATATATTATATATATATTATATTAGTCTACCGATATATAATATCGTCTACCGTAACGTCTACCGATATAGGGAAATAAAGTTCTATTGAACTAAATTCAAGTTTTATGTTAACTTGATATGGAAAGGTAGGTGTTATGGAATTATCTATACCAATGATATGGAATGTTATTGTTACTTTAGTGGTGGCACCTATGGCATGGTGGGTTAGTCATATGAGCAGTGAAGTAAAACGTCTTAACATCTTGCTAAACATGACTCGTGAGAACTATATTAAACGAGAAGACCATCAATCAGAGATGTCTAGGGTGGTAGACCATCTGGTTAGATTAGAAGGAAAGATAGATAAACTGGCAGAAAAGGTCTGAAGACGGGAGATATTCGGTTAGGGTGTAAGCATCGATCCGATTAGTTGTGTCGCAATGGCAACAGGTGCTTTTAAAGGCTTGAAGGCAGCTATTGGTGCGGGAAAAGATTTACAGGATATGACAGGGCAGCTTGCTAACTGGGGCAAGGCTTTCTCTGACTTCACTAATCTAGAAGAACGAGAGAAGAATCCTCCGTTCTGGAAGAAGACATTCAAAGGATCTGACGAAGAGACAGCTCTTGAGATCTTTGCTCAAAAGAAAAAGATGGAACAAATGAGGGCTGAGATAAAAGATCACATATCTTGGACATATGGCCCTAGTGCATGGAAGGAAGTTCTAGCTATTGAGGCAAGAATGCGTAAACAACGCAAGGATGAGCTTTATCGTAAGCAAGAACAGATAGATGCTATGATAAATTTTGCTATTGGTGCCGTGATATTCCTAGTTAGTGGGGGTATATTGTTTGTTTCCTTCTATTTATTAGGCCAATGGCAGGGTAGGTGGTAATGTGGGTACTATTATGGCTACAATTAGTGAGTGGAACCTTCGATCATTACCATGTTGGTAGCTATTCTAGCGAAGAAGCATGCAAAGAAGCTAAGGCAGAAGCTAAAGTACTAGTCACTACCACCAATTCCAAAGTCGTATGTATCAAAATTGAGAAGTGAAAATAGTTCAATTGAACAAATACAAGTGGGCTGCGATAGATGACGACGGCACTATCCTAATCATTAGTAGTAATCCCAATATCGTTAGAACTAATGCACCAATAATTAAAGCTGCTCGCAAAAAGAATCGTTAGTGACCTAGTTCAGTAGACGATATAGCGAGCATATACTAGTAGTCCCATTACCCGAAAAGTTATTTCTTAGGAATATATATATAATTCAATGACTTAATGATTCTTAGGACATCTTTTTTAGCATCAAATTTAAATATCCAATATTTTTTCTCAAACTTTGAACTTTTAGGGGGGGGTATAGGATTCCTAGCGGTGTGTAATTGTTTGTGTGGAACACCATGTATACGTGTACGCGGGGGCGTCGCGCTGACAGGGGGGGTGGGGGTAGGTGGGGTAAGGGGATTTTATATTTAAATAGTACCCGTTCTCCTTATCCTTTTGAAAACCACCACGATCCTTTGACTGGCTGCAAATAGTGCAATTGAACTATCCAAGAAGTCGATCAAGCTTGGCTTGCAGCTCTGCTTTAATGCTGTCTGCGTCACGTTCAGTCTTATCTTCCGTCTCGACCTTATCGACAAATAAAGAAACTGAGCGTCCCAATAATTCTAAAGCCCTTACTCTACTTCCGTCTGAGTTATCTGGATTGGTTGCTTCATCTGTGAGCTGTTTCAAAACGAAATCACTTCGAGAGAGTGCCAACATGCGCTGTTGCTTAACTCTATCCGCATTCAACAGCTCTAACCTTTGGGAAACCTTGGGGTTCTGAACCAATAGACAAGCTTCCCTATGAATACTTGCTGCACTCATCCCAGAGGCATCATATGCTATCCTGTAAGCTTCACTAAAATTATTCCCCTCGAATACTGCTAAAGCGAATGCTTCTTGTTTATCTGTGAGACCAGTACTCTTATTGGTGGCACTCTTTTTCCTAGTGCCTGTATGTTTCTTATTACCCTGTACTACTGTTAACTTTGGTTTCTTATTAGTCACTATGGCAATCCTTCTAACGCTGCGCTTGCTTTCGGGGTTTTGGGCAAAACGAATCACCCTGATATTTTCACCTAATCTGGGGCAAACGATACCCAGAAAAAGTGCAATAGAACTTTTTTTACTCTAACATCTAAATTTTTTTTTGTCACGTTGGAGAGTTTATATTCCCTTATTTTATTAGACTTATTGATACTGGTAGGTAATAAAAGGTAATCAAAGGTAATTAAGGGGTTTACATGGTAATCTAGAAATGCAATAAGAATGACAGACGCAGGGAAGCAACGAGGCTTTGATCCTCACAATCCCTCCGAACATAGGCTCACAAGCCCAGACAATAGTCACAGCGAGATAACCTGTAAAAAGGGGATGGCCTGATAAGGGGGAAGTAAACAGCGATTGAACGGGATGCATTATAGAAAATTAGTGCATAAAAATTTCTGCTTAATGTAAACGCTGCGAGTGCCGCCACTGAGAACTTGGGTCAGTGAGGTGGTTGAATGTAGAGAACAACAGCTTCCAGTAGTAGTGACGCAGAGATAGCACAGAGTGAAACAATCGAGAGCGGCAGCAATCAGTTGCCGTTGTCATGGTTTCATTTGAGGAGAAAATAATGACCAATATTACAATCACTGTGAATAAGAGCTTTGGAACTGGTACTCAAGAAATTGGCTTAGATGACTATGTAGAAACTTGGACTTTTGGAGTTCAAAGTATTTACAGATTAGGCAGCAATTTGGATGAGCATTATGAGCTAGAAGCAATGCAAAAACGCATCAAAGAATTAGCAGTTAAAAAGTTTTTTGAGCTTTACCAAAAAGAGCAAGAAGAGGCCGCAACATG